CCGCCACCACCTGAGCCGCCTGCTAAACCAGGCACATTGCCTGCCCCACTACCATAAGTTCCACCGCCACCACCAGCAGTTGATGTAATTGTAGAAAACACAGAGTTGCTACCACTAGAACCTACCGCACCACCATTAGGGACGGTGTTTGCACCAGCACCGCCAGCACCACCAGCACCGACAGTTACTGTAAATGAAGTATTTAATGCCATAGTTAAAGCAGTTTCTAAACTGCCACCACCACCTGTTGCAGTTACAGTTGAGCGAAGTCCACCTGCTCCTCCGCCACCGCCTACCCAAGAACCACCACCGCCGCCTCCAGCGACAACTAAGTAATCCACAGTTAAGCCTGATGGCGCAAACGTACGGAGTCCTCCGAATGAACTAGCAGAGCCACCTGCGCGAGAAGCAATTAACGGCATAATTGAATCTCCTTTAGGCGAACTTGGTTTGTGTTTCTAAGACAGTAAATGTAGCAGAGGCGGTCTTAATAATAGTGAAAGAGTACGCATCAATAGATGAAGCATTACCAGCAGTAATAGCAGCAGGAACTTTAGGAGTTACTGAGTTGCCATCAATAGTAATTGCGCTTGGATAGTAAGCAGTTGCTCCATTGGTATTGAGCCAAACAACAGTAAGTGAATCACCTGTGTTCATAAAAGTATTTAATGAAACGCTACTTGAGTATCTAAAGTTCAAAGTATGGTTGGCTGTTGCGTTTGAAGTGTAATACCAAATTGAGGCAGTAGTTACATCAAAGTTAATTGTTCCAGTTGCCGCAGAAGCCACAACATTTATATCTTCGTTTAAGCCCTTGACTATGTTATCGGCGATAGTTCCAGTCGCAACATTTGAAGCATTAAGACCATTATTAACTGCTGTATTGATTGCAGGACTTGTTAGAGTTTTATTTGTAAGGGTATCTGTTGTTGCCTTACCTACAAGAGTATCGGTTGCGGCGGGTAATGTTAAAGTTCCTGAAGCGGCGGCTGAGGCTTGTAATACTGTTGAACCGCTTGATGAACCAGTATGTGTAGCACCACTACCAATAGTAGGAGATGTTAAAGTTTTATTAGTAAGCGTATCTGTGGAAGAAATAGTAACAACATTAACGCCTTCAACAGATAATCTACCAGCAGAAGCACGGGCTAAAGTTGTATCGGTTGCGTGACCTAATTCAACACTTCCAACACCTAAAGCAGTAGAGGTTGAGGCTGTAATTCCGCTGACTGGTAATCCAGTTGTGTTAGTAAGAGTTCCTGATGCAGGTGTTCCAAGGGCAGGAGTTACAAGAGTTGGGCTTGTATTAAATACAACTACGCCTGTTCCTGATTCATCAGAAATTGCTAGTGCTAAATCTGCTGATACTGCAAGTACGGTTCCAGCGGAACCATTGGTAGTTATTGCCATATTATGAAATCTCGCTTCCGAATAGAGAGATGGACAAATCGGTTGTTGAGCCATAAATATAAACTTGGTCAGCGGCGTCTAGTGTAATTCCTAGAGTGTAGGCGGTAGTTGAATTGGCTTTACTGGTTACATCGTAGGCAATATAGTGTTTTTGCGCCAAAGTTGCGTTATTAGGCTGAATAGTAATCCTGTAAGTTCTATCGCTGGCACTTACATTGGCAACTACTATGCTTGAAATAATAGTTTCAGTCGAGGCTGGAACTGTGTACATGCTTGCTAAAGATGTTGTTGTCGCTTGTTGTGCAAGCACCTTATATGATGTTGCCATTTATCCTCCTATTAAAAGTAATGGGCTTATTGTAGCGGATGCGTTTGCGGTGGCTGTTGCTAGGCTGGCTGTTGCAGAACTAGCCGATGCTTGAGCCGTTGTTACAAATGCAGAAATATCAGAATAATCAAGGTAATGAGTTGCTGATGTTAAAGCAGTATATGTAGAGAAGGCAGTATCAACCGCTGTATAGGTAGCATAAAAGGCTGGTATGTACCAGTATTTACCCGAAGCAGGTATTGTTGAGGTTGTTTGATTGATATTTGTATCAAGGGCATCTATTAGAACCTCTAAAGATGTCCAAGTTGTATCGTCTACTAATTGAACATAAGTAGTTGCAATAGTTGGAAGTGGGCTTATATCTGCTAAATCCAAAGAGCCTCCGTTATACGGCACACTAATTGTGTAAGTTCTTCCTCCAACAAAAGACTCAACAACTGTATATGTATAGGGGTTTGGAATTACATCGGGGTCATTGGTGGCTGGTAGCGTTACTGAAAAAGCACCTGCAACCAAAGGAACTACTACGGTAGATGGAGCAACCATTACATTATCAATTCCCGAGCGAAGTACATCGCCAAGAGTAAAAGTAATCTGACCTGTTATAGCCGTCCCTGAATAATCAACATAAGCGCCAGTTATTGTTATTGTGCTTAAATTTGTTGGTAATGCCATTATGCACCAGCCAAAAAGAATAGATTTGTATTACTTAAATTTAGAACAGCATTTTTTGAAGCAAGAGCCGAGGCTTTTGCCGCTACTAAAGCGGTAGTGTTAGCGCTTGTCGCGTTAGTTGTAATTTCAAGAAGTGTTAAAAGAGTATTGTAAGTTGTATAATCAGCAATAGGTACATACGGTTCAGCCATTTTATAGTCCCATCAACATCAACTGATTAGGGGTATTGTTTTGGATTAGTGCGGCGGCGGTTGATGCCGTTGCTGCATAAGTCGCAGAATCTTCATCATAATCCTCGGCATCAACAACAATTGTGCGTCTTAACTCATCGGTTGTATAACGCGCTAGGAGCGCTTGATATTGGTCAAGGGTGATATAAGATGCGGATTCTGCTGTTGTAACGGCAGGGAGCAAGTCTGCAAGGTTTTGGGTGGTATTAGCAACCGATAGTGGTAAGGCAATCTGAGTGGTTCTACCACCAGTAAAGTTCTCAACTATGGTGTAAATAAAAGGTTGTGGTGTCACATCTGTATCACTTGTGCAAGGTAGGGTTAAACTTAATGAACCTGTTGCATCTAAAGTTTTGACAATAGCGGTGGGCATTAAAATAACATTAAGAGTTGTTTCTTTAAGAATGGTTTGTGGCGTAAAAGTAACTGACCCACTAATAGGATTGCCAATTAAATTTACATAAGTTGCTTCAACTGTACAAGTTGAGAGAGAGGCTGGCAACGCCATGGGTTAAACGCCTTGTCGGAGAACTGCTACTGACTGTGTTGATGACGCTACTGCACCATAAAGGGCTTCATCTTGATTAAGTTCAATAGCGATATTAGTACCAGCGGCAAGGATAAAACCATAAGCCGAAGAAGTAACTCCTGCTCCACCTAAATAAACAGCAACGCCACCCGAAGGATTTTGAACTAAAATTGTAGAACCATCTTTACCACCACCTGAAGCGGCGACAGTTAAAAGGGTTGCGCTAGTTCCAACACTCACTATTGCATGGTTAATTGCCATTTGAACTCCTTATTAGAAAAGGGTGGCAACTCATCTCTGAATTGCCACCCCCATAATTATTTAGTGGCTTTTTCTTTAATTTTGACTTGAGGGGCGTCAGTTAAATAACGCTGTTCTACCAACTTCTCAACATACTTCCAGCCTGAAACATCTACTATATCCCCGTGATTTAATTGCTTTCCGTCAGCAATCATTGTCTTGAGAACAAGTTTTTGCATTATGCTATTCGGTAAATTGATACTGTTGTTGGAGCGGTTACAACTACTTGCCAACGAGATGCTTGTCCAGCAGTCGCCGCGGTTGTTGCAAGTCCTACGATTGTTACACCAGTTCCACCAGCCAAAGTAGCAACATAGGCTGCTAAGTTGATGTAACTAAACTTAAAACTTGTTCCTACAACAGAACCTGTTGCTGCAATAATCGCAGCCGCAGTCGGTGTAGTAATAGTTCTTGCTGTCGTAAGGGTCGCAGTAGTAATACCACCTTGCATACCCGCTACCGTATGTACCATTGAGGCACCATCAGCGATATTTGTTACTGAACGAATTTGTTGCAATTGACCAGTTACGGTAAGTCCACCTACAACTGCATTTCCTCGCGTAATTCTATTAAACATATTTCTCCTTGTTTTGGAGAGGGAGAGGGTTTCTAGTCCCCCTCCCTACTCAATTTAATTAAGCGACGACTGTATCCCAAAACCAACCAAGGTCAGAAGCGATGACTTTATTATCAAAAGCCATTTCTGCTTCAATTCGGTCTGCTTTAAGAGATTCCATACGGAATTGTGAAGTACCTACTGTTGCGCCTAGACCGCCTGATACACCTGTCCATGAGAAAGAGTATCCAGCAGAAGGAGTCAATAAGCCTGGAGTTGGAGCAACATAGCAAAGAAGTGCTTTCTTACCTGATGTAAATGAATACGCGGCAGTTGCACCTTCATTGTTTGTAGCCTTAACAGCCTTTGAAATGATAACGCGAGGAACATCAAACATCGCGGCTAACATATCGGCAGTAACAGTCTGTGAAGATGTGTATTTGATACGGTCTACGATGTCAGGGTGATTCTTTAGCGCACGGAATACATCGTATCCCAATACTAAAGTGTTTGGTTCCATACCAGTTGTTGAAAGGATACCTGCTTTGGCATCCTCAATATCATCAATTGGGTCTGAAGCGGCGTAATCTGACCATTGCTTTACTTCGTTTGT